GGTGAAACGATTGTTGTACAATATACCATGGAAGAGCGGAAAACATCGCCACACAGTGGAAAAACAGTAAGTGAGGCGAACGTATATACCGATCACGTTACTCTAGAACGACCTATTGCAGATTATGTAGAAAATGGGCGGCTCGTGCCGAGAATAAAAATCCGGCAATGGGTTGTTGAAAAAAAATTTAGGCTGGACTAATTAATGCAGATTGAATCAGTCTGGTCTATATTCCAAAAACGCACCAGGTTGGCAGTCCAATACGCCACACAATCGTTCAACAGTTTTAAGTGTAACGTTTCTTTGGTTTTTTAAAATTTTAGATAACGTAGTTGGATGCAATCCAGCGCGAAAAGCTAATTCGCGTTGTGATTCAATATCAACACGAGCACACAATGCGGAGATACTTTTTATATTAATCATAATCATAATATACTGATCTATTGGCATATATTGCAACTTTTAGGTTGACAGTGTTGGCATATATGCCTACTTTATACATCAGAAAGCAGTAAAAATAGAACGGGCCAGGTCGCTTAATCTTTGGCGAGACATCGACCTGACCCTCCACAATCACCCGGAGGTGTTTGTATGCCACAAATGTCGCATAAAAAGTGTACAAAATCAAGTAATAGTGACTTGGCTTTGTATGCTATCACCTTTTTCGCATTCAGCTATCTGACTATTCGGGCATTTATCCCGTTCACGTTGGAGATGCTGCGATGACGAAACCCTGCCCCCACTGCACCAATAATCTCTACATCTGGCCCAGATCTGCGGATTGGATCTGCCAAGACGGTGCGCGCTGCGGCCACACCGAACGTTCCACTGCAGACGAATTGGTCGAGTATATCGCGTATGTGACCAAACGCATCGAGGATGCCAGATCTGCCACTGAACCATGCAACACGCGCATCGAATCACTCACGCGCACACTGAACACCGCAATCAACAAACACATAGAACTTCAACGCACCACTGTAGCAGCGTAGTGCGCGTAGTAAATGCGTAGCTGGTCGGTAAGCATGTGCAGACGGCAGCGGTTACGCATGATGGGCGGCTACTGTGGGGTTTGACCCAGCCGCAACCCAGCCGAAACAAGCGCGAGGGGTGGTCAACGGTTCGATGCCAGAATCGTAAAGCAGCGCGCAACGTCAGTGAACGGCATCTGTATAACTGACCAACATACGAGCGACTCAACGTGACGAGCAATATCACAATGACGAACAGCGTATTGGACAAACGGCTACTCCAGCAATCTAACTACGGATTGGTGGGGGTAGTATCGCCGTATGCAACAAAACAAGACGATCTAACGATCTGAGCAATATAAAAAGCAATACAAACCCAGAGAGATAGGACGATGCCAGTAAAGATACACGGACGAGAATACGCAACGGTAGCAGAGCGGATCACTGCCCTGCACGCTGCAACGAAGGGGCAGTATACGATAGTAACAGAGATAGTCAGATGGGAAGATGGAGTAGTCGTAATACGCGCAACACTGACGATACCTGAATGCGGTAGCTACACCGGCCACAGCTACGAGCGCGAAGGCAGTTCACAAGTAAACAAAACGTCAGCACTGGAAAACTGCGAGACATCAGCCATAGGTCGCGCATTGGCTGCAGCTGGTTACGGCGGCTCAGAATACGCATCAGCTAACGAGGTTTCCAACGCGATCCACCAACAGCAAAACGGCAAAAGCAACGGCCACCATAAACCGCCGGCAGACCCTAAAGCTGAGTTTGAGCGCATGGTGAAGGATCTAAACGTTGATAACAAAACAATGAGAGAATGTTTGGATTATCACCAATGCGTGGATTTAGTCAGCGTGCCGGAATCAAAGCGACGTGAGTTTTACAAAGATTTGGCCCTAACCACACAAACCGAAGAGGTAAAGGCGTGACACATAACGGCCCTATCGAAATATACAAGGACGATGAACTAATAGCTTGGTGCACAGATCCGTATTATGCGCTAAAAATTCTGGAAGTGATTGAAAATGGTGTATTGCGCTGCGGTGACGTAGCAATCGAAGTGCATAAAGAAGACGACAACGAAACCACACAACCCGAAGAGGTAAACGCATGAGCGGCGTAAACAAGGTCATACTCGTAGGCAACCTGGGGAACGACCCCGAAATAAAGCAGACAGGCAACGGCACTTCCCTTGCCAACTTTTCTGTAGCTACCAGTGAAAGTTGGACAAAGGACGGCCAACGCCAAGAGCGCACGGAATGGCATCGTGTGACCTGTTGGGGCAAACTGGCAGACATCGTTGGGCAGTATGTAACGAAGGGCAGCAAAGTCTACATCGAGGGCAAACTGCAGACGCGATCATGGGAGCAAGACGGCCAGCAACGCTACGCCACTGAGATTGTCGCGCGTGACCTGCAAATGTTGGATAAATCCGGCCACGACAATGGACAACCTAACCTGACCGTTGCCAGACCCCCGGTAAGCGACGACGACCTACCGTTTTAACCCCACGCCGGCCTAACGTTTGACAAGCGCACCGGGATCGTCCCAACGCGTTATGTAGGAGAGGCGTTAGGCCGGCTACTTAAAAACAAATGCACATAGGCAACGGATTTCTACGACAAACAGCTATGGTTTTCACACTAAAAACAATCATACCCACACTTAACCAGTATTCGGCCCATGAGCGCACGCATCGCCATCAAGCAGCTGCGGTTAAACGCAACACCGAGACATCGCTTGCCATCGAAATGCGCGCACAGCACTCCACCCCTATTACTGACTACCCTATCAACATCTCTTATCACTGGTATGTCCGAAACCGACGCACAGACAAAAGCAACATAGCATTCGGTGCAAAATTCGTTGAAGATGCACTGCAAAAAGCCGGCATACTTCGCAACGATGGATGGTCAGAAATAGAATCATTCACCCACTCGTTTTCTGTAGACAACAACGACCCACGATTAGAAATCAAACTGACGAAAGCAACGGGATGAAAACATACAGCACACAAGCAGACTTGAGAGCCGCACTAAAGGCCATGCCAATCAACCAGCTGGTCGCACGCTGCGTCTATTACCAACTAATCAATGGTGTCACATACAAACCAAACACGCGCAAAAGAAAGGGATCTGCGGATAATGTCATCAGCGTTAGCATACCCGGTCACGACGAAGGAATCGGAATCACAGGACAACTATTTGACTCTGCCCGTGAAAAAGCTGTGGCCCGAACTCAGCTTGAGCGAAAGCGAGACAAGTCTCGCGCGGATACACTCCGCAGCATCGAGCATAACGCCCGAAGATACCGAGTTGCAACACCCGCTACTATCGCTTTACTCCGGGTTGCAGATGCTATCAACGGGGAAATTGTCGTTGACGGAACAGCAGTTGAACGCGAGTTGGCAGCTATTGATGCAGTTAGCGGAAGAAGAGATAGCACGCCTGACACAAGAACGAAAAGAGCGCGAAGCACGGAAACGATACAAGCCAGCCGCCGGCGTAGAGATCACGCTCCGCTTGCCGCCACCAGTTGAACTGATTGATACATCACGCGGCCTATATAAGGAACTTATTGGTGCAGGGTACACCTACAATTTTGACCGGCAGCTGTGGCGCGCATGGGCCACTGACCGATCACGCCAGGTTAAAGAATCGCTCAAATACCAACAACAAAAACTACTGTAATGAATAAAACCACACCCCCACTGCCTATTGAAGAAGAGCGGCAGCTTTTAAAACGATTTCAAGAGACTAACGATGAGCGTGCTATAGAGCAGGTAATCGCCGCCAATACGCCACTAGTCATAAAGATCGCGCATGAGATGTGCAGCAAGAACCATGACGACTACATTGCAGCCGGCAGAATTGGCCTGTTCAAAGCAGCGCAGCGGTTCGATCTGTCGTTAGATATTCGGTTTGTCAATTACGCGCATCACTGGATACGCAAAGAGATACGCGACCAACTGCATGACCAGCGCATCAAGATCCCTGCTATAATTCAGCACGACTTCGCACGCGCACACAACACAATGGGCCGGTGCGGTGATCCTACACCACCAGATGACTACACCGACGAATACAAACGAGCATGGACAATACACGCCATGCGCCACGCCACATTGCACATAGGCGATAAAACAGATGCCACGCCTGAATATGATATACCTGACGAACAGCCAAACGCGTTAGACAAACTATGCGCGTTGAACAGAGAAGACGTTTTGCAGCATTTAGCGGACAACCTCGATCCGCGTACAGCCGATTGTATCGCGCGGTATTTCAACATTGTTCCCAACGATGAAAAAGTAACTATGCAAACGCTTGGCGATGAACACGGAGTATCACGCGAAGCCATACGCCAGACGATTAAAAAAGGCCTAACGAAACTGAAGTTTTCCATGCGCCATAACAATCGAATTAATGAACATATCTAAGACCCCTACCGTGCGATTTATAAGGGAAAAAATGGCCCATATAAACGTATTAGAGCATCGCCTAAAAGAGTCCGGCAACAGCAATAGACAGCTGCAGCATGAGTTAAAAATAATGACCGCAGAACGAAACCATTGGAAAGAGCGCGCGCTGCGCGCTGAAAAAATATGATTGGAACGACCATCACACTGAACGATGCCGAACAGCGGTTAGCGCGGTATGTAGCACGCGCCAGGCAAGAGCATGACAACCAAGCCGAACACATCACAGAACGCAAGATCGGCCCACAGTCCCAATTTGAAACTAACCTAAACGGCATGGGCGCAGAGATCGCCTTTTGCCGGCTCATGAACGTCTACCCCTCGCTTGATGTAGTTGATAATCCAGCCGCAGACCCACAAGGCGATTGTGTTGTGTTAGGTCGCACAGTCGATGTCAAAGCTACCCGATACAAAAATGGCCGGCTATTGGCCGTGCTGTGGAAAGAGAAAAAAGATGTGTATGGACTGATGACCGGCACGTTTCCCACCTACGAGTTTCGCGGTCTGGCTGATGGCGATGACCTGCTATTGGCAGACAACATCGTTGATCTGGGACACGGCCCTACCTACGCACTCGCACAAGAGGCACTGCGATGAGATACGGATCAGTTTGCAGCGGCGTTGAAGCTGCAAGTTTAGCGTGGGAGCCATTAGGATGGCAACCGCAGTGGTTCAGTGAGATTGACAAATTCCCGTCTGCTGTGCTGCAGCATTATTGGCCTGATGTGCCAAACTTAGGAGATATGACCAGTAATGAGTTTAGAAACAACGCAACACCAGTTGACCTTATCGTGGGCGGCACCCCCTGCCAATCCTTCTCCGTCGCTGGACTTAGAAAGGGATTGGACGACCAAAATGGCAACCTCGCCCTTGAGTTTTGCCGGCTTATTGATCGAGCAACGCCCAAGTGGTTTGTCTGGGAAAACGTCCCTGGTGTCTTGTCATCAAACAAAGGACGAGACTTTGGTTCCATCGTCGGGGCGATGGCAGAAATCGGGTATAATGTCGCGTGGCGAATCTTGGACGCTCAACACTTCGGAACACCACAAAGACGCAGACGTATCTTTCTTGTCGGACATATTGGAACCGATGGAAGAGAGGCTGGAGCGGTATTGTTTGAGCAGCACAGCTTGCAGGGGCATCCTCCGCCGAGCCGAGAAAAGGGGCAAAACGTTGCCCCCGCTGTTACAAGCGGCCCTCCATTCAGCCGCACGGGAAACGAGCGAGTAGAATCGGACGCTATCGTGCCGGTGATGCACCAACACGCCCAAGTTTTTGCCAGAGACTATAAAGGTATTACTAGTGACGGGTTGAACGAAAACACGGCTGCATTAGTACCAATATTAGACAATCAGACGGCGCAAACAATCAGTAGCAGAGATTATAAAGGGCCGTCAGCTGGACGCGATGGCGTTACTGGAAACCCCATCCCTTTGGCGCAAATAAAACCAATATGGCGTGCTGGCGATCAAGCTAACGCTGAAACGTATGAGGATTTAGCCGGCACGTTAAATTGCAACAAGGGTCAGCAAGGCGGCATCCTCTTCAATGGATCTATGCCAATGTCTGAATTAGCCGGCACAGTAACAGCGCGTGAAGACCCGATACACATAAGCGGCAAATCTTTGCCGCTTGGTGCATTAGACCGTGGTCACGCAATAGCAACCCCTATGCAAGTGCGCCGGCTAACACCGCGCGAGTGCGAACGGCTGCAGGGGATGCCCGATGACCACACGCGTATCCCTTGGCGCAACAAGCCAGCTGATGAATGCCCGGACACGCCACGCTATAAAGCGATTGGCAACTCTATGGCCGTGCCGGTTATGCGTTGGATAGGCCAACGTATAAATTTATTAGATACTATATATAATGAATAGGAGCATTTGCTGATGGCGAAACGACGATATAAGTGGTATAACAGTAGAGAGGCGGCTGAATATCTTGGCCTAACAGTGCAGCACGTTCGACGCTTGTGTAGGCAGGGACAGATTGCACATCGCCGGCTAAAGGGGTATCAATTCAGCAAAGATATGCTCGATGCGTTTATACGTTCACGCACGGTGTTTCAGCCACAGCATCCCGACCCCATGAAAGTGCGGCGAGGGAGGCCATTAGATGCGGATCGGGGGCGATAGCTATGGATTGGCTTTTAATAGAGTGGAAATGGACTAGCAATGAATTGCCACCGCCTGGAAAGCCGGTATTATTTTATACTCGTTTTTTAAGTATGCTATTTGTGGGACAGTTGGAATATGATCCACAGGCTGAATTAACGGACGATGAAAAATTACGCACACTGTTAGTAACTTGTCCGTTGCCGATCAGTGACAGAGATGATATAGACGAAGATTATCTGCCCGATTTATGGACTGAACTACCTGAAAGACCGATTGAAATGTTTTAAATTGCACGAAAGGAACATTGCGTAACATTATGTATTACAACATCTTAGCTGTATTACCTGTTATAGTTAGTATGGTGTCAGATTAAGTTAAACTGATTAAGCTAATAAAGCATTTGTTAATAAATGGCTTGTGCCGTTTCGCTTTTTGTGCTTAAAACAGTGTGACGGCATTATAAATAGTATCGCCTAATCATCCACATATAACACCTTCAAGCCTACCTGCGCGTCTACCAATCGCTTCAGCTGCATTCGCACAAACACACGCTCTTCATCTGTCTCTGTGCGCCATTTAACTAATGCCAATATTGTATTACTCAAGGTCTGTGCGTAAACGCCCGTGTCATCTATACCATACAGCGCACCTTCTGGCGGTAATACTTCTTCTTCTTCTTCTGTCATTATGCGCGCTGCTTCTTCGACCGTAACCACTCTGAGCGGCAATAATTCAAATATCCCACGCCCTGTATGGTAGATTCAAACACAGAAATCATGCCCGGATCATCGTCATCAAACCGTGGATCTATCACAATGACAGCTGCACCAGATATACGCCGGTCAGGTAAACCTAACTGGCGCGCGTAATCATCAAATCGTTTATACCCAGCCACGCGCAGCGGATACTTGATGCGCCCAGTTTCGCCATCCCGTACAGCCGGCCCATTAGCCGATGTGTGCCTATGGCCGGCAACATATATGTGATCATCTCCAAACAGCGATGCCTTTAGGGTTCCATGCCCAGGATTCCACATCGAGTGACCTGAGTGATCGTGCCGGCAGTTGACCCGTATCGACTTGCCCGATGGCAGTTCCAACTGCACGCGCACCCCATGTGCATCACAAAACACATTGGCTTGATCGCATAACTCACGCACATAAATGCCGCCCCTGTTCCACAGATCGTGGTTTCCCAAGACTAAAAACAGCCACGGAGCCGCATTAATAATCCATTTTGCCAGTATTGCGCCTTCTTCTATAGTCGTCGTCTGATCGCCGTATTTGGCCTCTAAACGACCCACCCAATTATTGGTCAGATCACCAACGTGCGCTGCGTATAGACCCTCAGTGCTGTTACAGAGGTCTATATCGCGTTTGAGTGCTACAATATCGCATCCATCGTCATCAATGTGTGGATCGCCCAACATCATCAGTGCAATCGGCCCGTCTATATCAATGCGGACGGTCATCAACTGCACCGCATCATTGTGTGATTCGATGCGCTCAAAACGCTTTATTTTGTTTTCTATTAATTCTTCTATGGAAGGTAATGCAGACGGCGGCGTTTCAATGGCAAACGTGCGTTTCTTTGTTGTGGGTAACATGGCACGCCAGCCGGGAAACTGCCGTAGAAACGTGTCATCACTCCACTCGTCTGGCTTGAGTTTAGTGTAACTTGTGCGTGTGGGTATTAGCTTTAATGCGCGTAATCGTTTCAGCGTGCTGTCTACTGTGCCAAGCGATATGCCAGACTCAGCAGACAGTGCTTTTACGCCATTATTCCTATTATGCAGCATACACAACCAAAATAGATCATGTATAGTGCGTTGTGTGGGAGTAAGGTTCTGTATAGCGTCATCTATCAAAACTTCATCACAGCTTTCAAAGATGCAACCGCTTCAGATAATTCTATTTTTAATCGCCTGGCATCTTCGTCAACGTCTTCATACTTATCCAATAGCTTCTGTGTAAGTGTGATAACGTCCTCTACTTCTTTTCGTGCCTTCTTT